ATGCAACAGCGTATTCAGCAAATGGAGCAATTGCTTGCTTCGCTTTCGGCACAGCAAAACGTCGTTCAGCAACCCGCGCAAGTTGAGAAACTTGTAACGGATAAAGATGTTGAGGAATACGGCGAATCGCTGGATGTAATGCGAAAGGTTACTCGAGAAGAACTCGGTTCAGTAGCCAGTCGTATTGCTCAGCTTGAAAACGTTATCAAACAACTCCAGACGAATGTTGTTCCACAGGTTCAGGCTGTAGCCCAAAAGCAAGCCGTATCTGCAGAGCAGCAGTTCTGGGCTGAACTGGCGAACTCGGTGCCTAACTGGCGTGATGTCAACGATAACTCGGACTTCCAGTCTTGGTTGTTAGACATTGACCCACTTACTGGTATTAGCCGTCAGACATATCTTGAGGATGCACAGCGGTCGCTCGATGCCAGGCGAGTCGCTAACTTCTTCCGTGCTTGGCTTGAGAATACTGGACAAGCCTCTGTTGCTCAGACACCGGCTCGCACTACTGCGCCTGAACTGGAAAAGCAGGTTTCTCCCGGACGTTCGAAGAACTCGGGAACTCCGCAGACTAGCAAAGCTCGTACTTATACCCCTGGCGACATCCAGAAATTTTTTAACGATGTTCGCTCTGGTAAGTACAAGGGACGAGAGCAGGAGCGTGACCGACTTGAACGCGATATTTTCGCAGCACAGCGAGAAAATCGAATCCAACTTAATGCGTAATTAGAAGGAGTTACTTTTATGTCTTATCCCGTTTCCCCGGGCCGCCCGAATTACAGCGGCAATTTTATTCCTGAGCTTTGGTCAGGCAAGCTGATCGAGAACTTCTACGATGCTACGGTTCTCGCAGCCATTTCTAACACGGACTACGAGGGCGAGATTCGCCAGTATGGTGACACGGTTAACATCCGCACCACGCCGGAAATCACGATCCGCGACTACGTGAAGGGTCAGACGCTGACGGTTGAGAATCCGGACAAGCCGAAGATTCAGCTTCTCATCGACAAGGGCGAGTACTTTGCTTGCGTCGAGGACGATGTTGACAAGGTGCAGTCGGACATCAACCTGATGGACACTTGGACGAAGGACGCTTCCGAGCGTATGAAGATCAAGATTGATCAGCGCGTGTTGACTGACCTTCTCCCCGGCATTGCGTCCGCCAACAAGGGTGCAACGGCTGGTGAGCAGTCGGCTTCGTTTAACCTCGGCACGAACGGTTCGCCGCTTTCTGTGACGAAGGACGGCGCTGGCGGCACGAAGTCGGTGATCGACCTGCTTGTTGATCTTGGCACGGTCCTCGACGAAGCCAACTGCCCTGAGCAGAATCGCTTTGTTGTGATCCCGGCCAAGATGGCTGGTCTTATCAAGAAGTCTGAACTGAAGGATGCCTCGCTTACTGGCGACAGCGTGTCTGTTGTCCGTAACGGTCGCCTTGGTATGGTTGATCGCTTCACGCTCTATGTGAGCCACAACCTTTCGACTTCTGGCACTGGTGCCTCGATGAAGTACAACCTCATCGCTGGTCACAAGATGGGCTTTACCTTTGCTTCGCAGATGACGAACATGGAGACGATCCGTTCGGAGTCGACCTTTGGTAACATTGTCCGTGGGCTTCAGGTCTACGGTTACAAGGTTGTGAAGGGTGAGGCGCTGGCTCAGTCTGTCGTCACGCTCGCCTAATTGTAGGAGTTAATAAAATGGCTGCTTATACTGATACGCTTGGTTTTAATAAGGGAACTGCTGCGTTCCCCGATGGCAGCGGTATTTCCAAGTTCTCCGTTGAACTGGATTTTGCCGCAATTGTGGCTGCTCGTTCGGCTGCCGGTGCTACGGCTCTGGTTGCTGGCGACACGCTGCAGGTCATTTCGCTGCCCGCTGGTTCGGTCGTTCTTTCGGCCGGTCTGCAGGTGACGAAGGTGGAGTCGACCAATACGACAGCGACGTTCGATCTTGGTTATGTTGGCGGTACTGGTGATCTCTACACGAACGACCTTGCGTCGAACGCGTTGGGTTATGGTATTACCAACCTTGCCAATCCGACCGTTATCGCTTCGGCGGATACCATTGACCTGCTCCTCAACACGGCTGTTCCGACTGACTGCGTGGTGAATGCTTTCGCCATCGTGGCCAACGTTTCGGCTGCCTAACTAGGGTGGGGGGCTTCGGCCCCCTTCTCTTAAGGAGAGTAATATGGGTGTTTATCGTGGTGTAACTCAGGATAATGTGACCGTTCAGGGTGGCACGTTGTATGACGTGACCATTTCTGGCGGCACCCTTGGTGGCACTCTTACTGGCAACGTTGATGCTACGACTGGATATATTCAGCTTCGTACTAACACGGCTGTTGAGATTGCTGCCATTGGTAATGCTGTTAATACGAGCGGTAAAGCTGCTGGAACTATCGTGTTTGACACGACCAACAGCAAATTGAAGATTGCAACTGGTGCTAATGCTAACTCGACTTGGGTTGATGCAAACGGCACTAACGCAGTTACTCCGTCGTAACAGTGACTTGGCGGGGGGCGCAAGCCCCCTTGCCTTCTTTGGAGATAAGGAATGCCTACTAATCTCACCGGCAGTACTGTATCTAGTACGTACGATCAACTGCTGCATGTAGATGATGGCCCGACCGCTAGCGAAAAAACGGTGTATAGCGGCACTGGCGTGGCCACTGCACTTAAGGTTAGTACCGGCGCTGTAGCCGTCGACAATATTAAACTCGACGGTAATACGATTTCTTCTACCGATACCAACGGCAATATAGTTCTTTCTCCTAACGGCACAGGTACGGTAAGTTTTTCTAAAGCCGCTATTACTGGCGGCACAATTACTGGCGTTTCGCTTTCCGGTTTATCAGGAGACCTACCTGTTGCAGACGGCGGTACTGGTGCTTCAACTGCATCTGCTGCAAGAACTAATTTGGGTATCGGTACAAACGGTACGTTTAATTTTGCGTATGGACAGTTTTACTCAACGGTAGATCAAACTCCTGCTGCTAACACTCCAACAGCTTTGACGTTTAATAATTCGTCGTCGTTCAATTCTGGCATTACTGTAGTATCTAATTCGCAAATTACTTTTGCTGCCGCAGGTGTTTATTCAATTACTATAAGTGTGCAGTTTGATAATAAAGATACTACTAACCATGATGCATATATCTGGTTTAGAAAAAACGGTACAGATATTCCGGATAGCAACTCGTTAACCAGTGTGCCTAAAACTGCAGACGGCGGTAATGCGCTTTTGCAAGTGACTATTTTTGAATCAGTAACCGCTGGTCAGTATATCGAAGCAATTACTATGGTCGTAAATGCAAACGTCGATGTCGAACACATCCCTGCATCTGCTGGCCCACCGGTTGTTCCAGCGGTTCCTTCTGTAATTCTTGTTACCTACAGGATTGCGTAATGGCCCAGCGCGTCGACAAATCTAAAATGGCGTGCAATCAACCGCGCCGTACACCGTCTCATCCAACCAAGTCGCACGTAGTGCTTGCTTGCTCCGGTGGGGCAAAGAAAGTCATTCGTTTTGGACAGCAAGGTGTTTCGGGTTCTCCCAAAAAGGAAGGAGAGTCCGAGTCTTACCGTAAGCGCCGTGAGTCGTTCAAAGCTCGACATTCCAAGAACATTGCTAAAGGTAAGATGAGTGCGGCGTATTGGGCTGATAAGGTAAAGTGGTAATGGCTAAGTCAACTCCAAACAACAAGGCTCTTTGGTCACGGGTTAAATCTGCTGCCAAGAGTAAGTTTGATGTATATCCCAGCGCATACGCTAATGCGTGGGCGGCGAAGGAATACAAGAAGCGCGGTGGCTCCTGGTCTGGTGCGGACAACCGGGTGAAGCGTGGCAAGTAAAGGCGGACTCGGTAAATGGTTTGGCGAGAAGTGGGTCGATATTAAGACTGGCAAACCTTGCGGGCGATCTGGCGCTGAAAAGTCCAGCCGTAGTTACCCAGCATGTCGACCTGCCAAGGCTGCAAGCAGGATGACATCTTCCGAAAAACGGTCGATGGCTAGTAGGAAAACCAGCCCGGCAAGACAATCTTGGCCGGTGTCTCCATCAGGAAAAAGGAAGTAAGCACATGAAGATGAAGAAGAAAGGAAGTAAACCCATGCATAAAATGCCGGACGGCTCGATGATGCCGGGCAAAAAGCATATGGGTGCTAAGAAGATGGCCAAGAAGTCTGCCAAACGAGGCATGGGATACTAGTCATGGCCATGACCAAGCAGCAGAAAAAGATTTCGAAAGTAATGCGGGAATACAAAGCCGGTACTCTACATGCTGGCCGCGATCCCAAAGGGCCGAAGAAGGCACCTTTAGCAAAGAGCCGTAAACAAGCCATAGCTATCGCATTGAGCGAAGCAGGCGTTAAGAGGAAGAAGTAATCATGGCTGAGAAATGGATTCAGAAAGCGATTAAGAAACCCGGCGCACTTCGTGCATCTATGGGAGTTAAGAAGGGCGAGACGATTCCGACTGCTAAGTTGGCTAAAGCCGCCAAGGCTCCCGGTAAAATGGGACAGCGTGCCCGTCTTGCCATGACTCTTAAGAAATTGGGGAAGAAGTAATGAGTCGCTATCTTCGCCACAAACTCGATGGATGGATTTACGACTGGAATCCTATTCTGGCTGCTAATCCTCTTTGCGAAGAAGTGGGTGAGGAAGAAGCGTACCCCGAAAAGTTCTTGAAGAAAGAAACGGTTGAGGAACCTAAAAAGCGTCGACGCAAGAAGGATGGGTTGGATTTGACTACTGCTGACATTCCTGAACCTCCACCGTATACTCCGCCCGAGTTGGCGGCTGATGCTTCGAGGCGCTTACCGTAATGACACCTCAGGACGTAATAACGGAAGTTAGACGGTTGATTCAAGATGAATCAATTCCGTTGCGTTATAGCGACACAGTGTTGCTTGGGTTTGTTAATGAAACCCTAAAGCGTATGGCTGTTTTGCGTCCTGACCTTTTTTCTCTCATTACCAATATCCCTACTACGGCAGGATCAGTTGTCCAAAGTTGTCCTTCTGATTCCGTAAGACTTGTAGAAATATTTCAGGTTGTAAATGGTAATGCTGTTACGGAAGTTTCCCGCGACATGCTAGATCAGTCTACTCCAGGATGGGTAGCCGAGGCTTCTGGTACGCCGGTTAACTACGTTCGGCACGTCAGAAATCCAAACAGATTTTTCTTGTATCCTAGTCCAACGGCTGGAACGCAACTAGTTGCGGAGTACATTCAGTCTCCACCGGCATATACTATCGGACAGACTATTGCGCTTCTACCCGATGCGTATCTGTCTACCGTAGTAGATGGCACTGTCTATATGGCTGAGTCGGTCGACAATGAGCATGTAAATTCTGGGCGTGCTAAGTTGTTCTTTGATTCGTTTACGCAAAGCCTAGGAGTGGGGCTACAATCCCGCGCTATTACAGACACTGAAGAAGGCGGGCTTGACCCGAGACAGGTGGTCTAATGGGCGACCGTACGTTTGCATCGTTGATACCCAAGATCAACCCCAGTGTTCCGGGTTGTCCGCAGCCTACGATGATTCAATACATCCGAGATGCGGCAATCAGAGCATGTGAGCGCAGTTTGGCTTGGCGTTGGATGGAACCGAAATACAATTTGCTTCCGGGTGTATATGAATACGCCTACAACAAGCCTATCAATACAGACGTACATGTAGTGTTTGACGCTATCATTAATGATGCGCCACTTCAGAAACTAACGTTAGAACAGGCACTGTACCAATTTCCGTATTGGGCTGATCTGTACAGTAACGTTGATCCAAATACTTTCTGGCAGAATTTCCCACCCAATCTTTTTAATCAGCATCAGTTCAATAACGCGCAGTTAAATGGAAACGCAGTTATTACTGTACCTGCAGCGGCATTGGTTGAGGCAACTGATCCAAGAGCAATTTGTCAATTAACGCCAGATAAATATATTATTCTTCCGCTACCTGATGATGCTAAAACTTATACCATGCGTATATTTTATGCGCTTAAACCAAAGCGCAATGCAACTGGTATGGATGAAGTTATTTTCGAAGAATTGGAAGATGTAATTACGCACAATGCTTTGCAGCACTTACTTGTTCTTCCAAATACTAATTGGTCAGATAGAGAACTTGCTGCATATCACGCTAAGCAATTCATATTTAATATTTCAGAACGCCGAGCACGCGCTAATCTCGGAAATGTCCGAGGAGTAATGACAGCCCGCATGCAGCGATTCGGTATTTAGGAGTAGCCATGACTGTATTACTTAAAAATAACGCACAAAGCTTTTTGGCGGTTGCCATATCGGCTAGTGATGTCACTCTGACTCTTGTATCTGGAGGTGGAGCAGCATTTCCCGTAGCCGGTGGCAGTAATTATTTCTACGCTACTCTTTCTACTACTGCTGGTAGTTATGAAATTGTAAAATGCGTTGCTTTGTCCGGCGATATTCTTACGGTTGTTCGTGGACAAGAAAGTACTACAGCAATTGCATTTGCCGCAGGTAGTCGCGTAGAACTTCGCGTAACCGCGCAGGCTGTTATAGATGCAATTAATGATCGTGTATCTGCTAAAGATGATGCATCTGAAATTTCGTACACGCCCGCTGGCACTGGAATAGCAGTAACTAATGTTCAGTACAAGTTGCGTCAAGTTGTTAGTGCCCTTGATTACGGCGCAGATAACACTGGCGTGGCGGACTCAACGAGCGCAATCCAACTTGCGCTGAACCAGAATAACATCGTGTTCCTGCCTGCGGGCAAGTACCGCATTAACGGCACACTAGATATGGCGCTTGGCGGTATCATGCATGGCGCAACCAACTCGGGCGACTATTATCCGTCGCACCCTGGCAAAGATGGTACGTTGCTGTTTAAAGACGCAGCAAGTTCCGCTGGTCCTATTGTTCGCATGAAAGAATGCTCAGGCATTCATCATTTGCAGTTTGATCATCAAAAGATCAATGGTGCGACTGACGGTATCATTGCGATGGACCCGGTTTCCACGACAACTTATGCGTCAATTGATAATGTTGCCATCATGGGTCATCGCACGACCGATACCACGGGCGTAACCTCATGCATCGGCATCAAGTTCGACGGATCGACGACGACTGCTCGCGTGCAGTTTGCTAACCGCGTCAGCAACTACCACATCACGAACTGCGACATTGGCGTGTTCTTGGGTGGGTTGGCTAACGCAAACGCATTTACAAACGGTATTTCGCGTGAGTGCCACGTTCACTATGAACTGAAGGGCAACGCCACCCATGGCTGTATTGAGAACGTGTTTACCGGTTTGGTTTGCTATACCATCGTCACGATGTCTCCGCTTGCAATTTGCTTTAAGTTGACGCAGTACGCAGCACTTAACGCTTTTATTGGATATACAACCGAAGCTTATGGTTATGAATTTTTCGAAGGTCCAACAGGAAATTCATTAAATATATTCCTTGGCGCGTCGAACGAAAACGCTTCGTGGACCTCGCAGATGAACCTGCGCTACATGGCGCCGGAAAATGTTAAGAACTTTACGAAACATTACCTGACCAGTAAGACGACTAACGACCGTAACGTTGTCGGTACCGGTGCTAAATACTACGAACAGTTCTTTATTGATGGCACTATGCCGGAAGCAAATAACAACGCCGGTACATTTCAAGCAGCGGATGCAGATAGTAAAGTCATCTTTCGCTTCAACGACACGTTCAAGTTTCTTAACTTTAAGAGTTTCCGATGTCGCCTGAAAGTATTTGCTTATGCGCCGTTTGGTCTTGGCATGCATATGGCAGATGTCGAGTTCCTCTATCGCGTAACTGATAGTGGGACCCCACCTTACGGTGGTCAGCTTTGCGTTACGGATGTAGTGCAAAAAGGCGGGTTAATTACCGGTCTTTACTTTATAACTGGTAAAACCGGAAATGCTACGATGGGTGTGGGTATTGTTTGCGGAACAATGGGTGGCGCATATCAAGTAGTTAATATTCGTTGCTTCCTTGAGTATGAAGTATTGGATTACGCCACTGACTCTGACTTCTTCGACAACTACGTTGGCCTCAAGACTAAGACGACTGCTGCCGCGACGGCTGACGATGTAACTGATTCTATTTATTTGCT